TTATCTGTTAAAACCATTTTGCCACATGCCATTCCTTCAAAAATTCTACGAGTAATTTCTTTCCACCTACTATTTTGAATTACAATTAGACCACTATTTAAAAATTCTGTATGTTCTTTTGGTCCCATACCATTACGATTTCCTATAACTCCCTCTGCCCAATTGGTAAGGTAATCAAGAAATTGAGAACCTCCTGGTCCTCTAGTTGTAACCCCTACAAATTTTGGTTCTATATTCATTGGAAATTGCACAGCGGTATCTGCGAAATGATTTATCCAATGAGCATTTATACCTCTATTCTGATATTCTTTTGCACTTTGTTTATCCGGTGTAATTGTATAATGAAAACGATTTGCTTTTGGATAATTTCTCTCAAAGTTTTGTGGGTCATCACCGCTTTCTTGAATCCAAAATGCGGAAACTAAATCCTTATTTAGATATTGTGAATCAAATCTACCCCAATCCATAAAAAGGACTATATCAGTTTTTGGTTTCGAATCCACCCAATTTTTTAAATCAGTATCATTAGTTTTTATTATTTGGATTTCCCATCCTCTTTTTTTAAATTCATTTACCAAAGCCATCGGTGTGGACCATATTTCACCATCTTTATAATCGTATATAAATGTTATTTTATTTTGCATAATTTTCTTTTGAGTATGGATGATAATAGTGATTTACATTACTATTAAATGCGTTAAAAGGGTTCCAATCAATTCCATTTTGTATATAATTAATTTCGGCATCTACTCTAATAAATTTATCAGATTTTTTTGTATCAATTGTCTTTACATATTTTGCTTTTGCCCACCAGAAATTTCCCCCATACATTTTTGTTGGTTTATTATTATAAATTCTATCCAATAAATTAATACCATATGTGTTAAAATTTCCTTTTTCTAAAATTTTAAATACACTATTTACCTTTTCTATGTTAAAATAGTTCAGCAAATTTCTCCAATCACAAATATAATTGTAAAAAACATGACTAATTTTGGAAGCACCTTTTGTATGGAAGTAAAAAATATAATCTTCATCTCCAAACATTTTTTTATCTTCTTCTATTAAATCTAAAGTAATAAATTCATTACCCCTACATCTTATATCTTTTATTTTATAATTAAATTTATTAAAACTATAAATTTTATCAATAATTGGTTTTGACTTTATATTCTCATCTGATATGGAAATTCCTATATTTAAATTATATTGAAAATTAAAATGTTTTTGGATTAATTGAATTTGTTCTTCGATTATAGATTCAATGCCATCTATTGCGTATATATGATAATAAACATGAACCATTATAAGGTATTATAAAAATTATTTTGTTTTTCTTGTCTATCAATTGTTTTTGGATGTTTGATACAATATAATTCTTCTGTTGGGAATGCTGTATAATTTTCAAATCCAACAATCCTTTCATGAACTTTACCGCTCCAACCTATTTTGTCCGATTTTTTATAGAGACGGGTTTGTACATCAGGAAAATTTACCCAACCCTTTTCATCTACTTTCCAACCCCATTTTTGAATATGTGAATCAGTCAACCCCTCAACCGTATTTATTCGTGGTATAAGTATTAAATCTTTATCTTCATTATTACTTAATATATCCTCTAAATTATCTATTAATTCCGGCATTAAATATTCATCTGCATCTAATTGAAATATCCAATCACCCTTACATTGTGAGTTTAAAAGGTTTTTCCATTGTGCAAAATCACTATTAAATTCCGATTCTACTAAAGTAATATGGTCTGCATTTGCTTGTAATTCCAAATATTCAAGCATTTCAGTTGGTGCCTTTGGGGTATCTAAAAGCACAACTACCTCAGAATTTTCACCCTTATAGTTTAGTAATTGTGTAACTAAACGAATAATTTCTTCGTGCTCATTACAAGCTGTAATTGCGTAACTTAATTTCATCAATATAACTTTTTAATTTATCAGTTGGTTGCCATCCTAATCTTTCGATAGCATCATTATTTATTCTTATTGTTTCTCTGTAATTTCCTTTCACATCCGCTACATATTCTTTTTTAACATCGCCAAACATATTTGCAACTTCATTAATTGAGTAATTACACCCCGTACCTAATTCCCATGCATCTTCATGCTTTTCATCTGATTCTGCTATTCGGATTAATCCATCAACTATATCATCAATATGGGTAAAATCCCTACGTTGTTCACCATCACCATGAATTTTAATAGAATTATTATTTTTAATTGCAGCTCTCCACATTCCAATTACTGCTGCCATATCTGAATCTACTAATTCTCCCGGTCCATAAACATTGTAAAATCTAGCTATTTCAGCATTTATTTCATAAATTTGTTTATACATTTTAATCCATTCTTCTCCCATGTGTTTTGTTAATGCATATGGTGATAATATTGGGTTATGCCAACGAGAAGATGAGCCAGAATATATTAATTTACTACTACTTCTAAAAGCGTATTCTACTACTTTTTTTGTTCCTTCTACATTTACATTAAAAGTCCAAGAAGGATTTTGGAATGATGGTTGTATTCTACTTAGCGCCGCTAGGTGAAATATGTATGTGTAGGATTTATTACCTAAAATATCTATATCTCTAATATCAATTTTTGAAAAATTAGCACCTAATTTTTTGACATCCTTAGCTTCTTTACCAATAGATAAATTATCAATTACATCTACGTTATAGCCCTTACTAATTAGTTTCTGAGTTAATGCATAACCTATAAAACCACAACCACCAGTAACTAAAGATGTTTTCATAACAATAATGTTTATTTGTTTTCACCATTAGAATATGACCAAGTAGCATTTTCAGGATAAGAATAAGCAGTAGACGTATTTGTAGATTTAAAAGAATTTACTTTTTGCAATTCTTCTTTTATTGTATCCCATTGTTTTGGTGTAGGTGCATAATCATTACATGCTGTAATAAAACCTTTTAACCAAATCGTAAATTCTTGCGATGTCATAACTATTTATTTTTGATTTGTGATTTAATATCAATACCCGTAATTTTCATACTTGTAGGTGTTAGTTTATCTATATTCATATTTAATTCATAAACTTTTTTTATACCACTTAATTTGTATGTTCTATAAGCTTCGCTTGTAATTTTGGGTATTTTTGCCACTGCACTTGAATAAAATTGTTTGGCACCCTGTTTCATTTCAAGTAAATTGGTTTCTTTATTTGAAAATTTAGAAAAAAATCTTTTAGCTATGTTTAAATCAACCCCCGATAATAATACTGCGTGTACAATATCATTTTGTGGCGAAACAAATATACTAAAAATAATAGGTGCATCAGCATCACTAAATGAACCAACTTCACCAGTAACATATTCATAATTTTTAAGTAAATAAAATTTTGCTCTGGTCATTTGTTTTGGAGTGACTTGTATTTTTTTCTTTACTAATTTTAAATATTTTTTTGAATAAGATTTATCCATAATTATCTATTTAAGATTTTAAGTTTAGGTAATTGTAACTGCTGAAACTTTGGTTGTACTTTACTATAAATACCATATTTGTTTAAAATAGTATCAAACAATTTAGTCATTTTTGTGAGACTAAAATTTTGTTTGTTTTGTTTACCTAACTGAAAAGATGCCGTTTTATATTTATCATAATTTTTAAAAACATCTTTAACAATCTGTAATGCTTTAGAAATATTTACATTAAACCATTGTGATTCTTTTAACAAAAACTGGTCTGCTGCAGATTCATGTACATTTTTTAATTCACCATCTAGTAATACTGCCCCATCTTTTAAAAAATCTAAATGACCACTCCAATTAGAAACGATAATAGGTTTTCCTGTTAAACTAAATTCTAAAAGAGGTCTACCAAATCCTTCACCTTTTGTAAAATTCAACATTGCTTTTACTTTTGGATGTTCGTATAAACTATTTAATTCATGAGCACTCATATCACCATGTATTAAATATACAGGGACTGTTCCATAATCCTTAGCCAATGCATGTCTAATTTTTGAAACTATTCCTTCTCTGTCTAAAACGCTAAATGTTGCTGATGATGTTTTAAGCACCAATGCTGGTTTTACTTTTTCATTTTTAAAAGCCATAGCAAATGTCTTAATCATCATACCAACATTTTTTCTATCCTCACCTTCATCACCCTTTAACCAATGTCCAACAAATAAGAAAACAAAATCTTCTTTTACTTCATCTAATACATTAATTTTTGCGATTGTATCCGTTCCAAAATCAGATTCATCAAATCCTTCAAAAAGAACTTCAACTGGTTTTTCAATTTTGTGTTGACGTATCAATTGCCCTTGTGGATTGGCTTCGTTGTAGATTGTACCAACTAAACTTTTTTTAGCGTGTTCAGATGGTGTAATTATCAAATCCATTCTATTACAACCATGTATCCAATCTAATGCACATGCTGTGGTTTCAATACCGGCTGTAATTCCTATATTGTAATGCCCTATTGGCTGAAATTCGTTTGGCACCGTAACTTGTATGTAAATATCAGGTTTTTGTTCAGTATTTTGTATAACATTATCTACAACCCATTTATGGAATACATTATCATAATTAAGAGCATCCATTGGTGTATTTCCCCAACGTGTACTAATTACTTTAATATCAAATTTATCCAATTTGTAAAGGGAATGTAAAAGGTCTCTTGCATGGTCACCATATCCACTTCTTGTTGCTACCGGTGCCTGAAATACTAATGTTGGTTTCATATCTTAATTAATTCGTATTTTTTAATTGGTTTCCAATTTGCGAATGCAGCCTCCATACCATCTACTAAAGATTGACACATATATTCTTTACTCAAATTTCCATCTCCTAACATCCACTCTCTGCCTTTGAGTCCAGCTTCTTTTCTGGCTTCTTTACCCATATCATACCATTCACGTATTAACGGTGCTACATCTTCAAAATCAATTCTATCATCGAAAATATATGGTGTAGGTACTGAACCTGTTACTGAACGTACTGGCCAAATAGGTTTTACCCATTCTCCATAGGATACTTTATCCTTCCAATCACGTTTGTGTAAAGAACCTATTTTTACATAATCTTCTGCAGTAAACAATTTT